GCGCGCTGTAAGATCCGTAAGCGATCCGATATCGATACAACCATGCGTGTTGTTTACGATGGAAAAATTTATAGCATCACGGGTGAACCTTTACCCGATGCTGAAAATGGCAAAATCTACTGCACTTTGATGCTCAGTCACGGTGTAGAGAAATAGAGTTGAAATTATCTAAATTTATGTAATTATTAGATTTTAATAATTATGAAGAATAAAGATTATGTTTGTAAAATTCACGTCTCATAATGGTACTGAAATCTATTTCAATACTGAATTAATAACTTTTATTGAGAATACGTCAACTTTGAGAACTTCAAGAGAAGTTCCTATTGATTTAGTTTTACATTTTGGTTCGGAATTAAAAACTATTTCGTTTCATACTCAGGATGAATTGAATGATTTTCTGCAAAAGTTAATTTAGAAAAAGCCGCCAAAAGGCGGCTTTTTATTAGGAATTAAAATGCCGATAGAATTTAAGATTGAGGGCATGGATGAGCTTTCTAAGAAACTCCAAACTTTGACAGATGGTAAAGCTGTTAACCGCCGTGCTCGATCCGCTGCACGTAAAGCTATGCAACTAGTGCTCTTTGCTGCCAAGGTTGGAGCTTCACGAATTGATGATCCTGATACGCGAGAAAGCATTCAAGAAAACTTAGTGATTCGTAATGGTAAAAGCCGCGATATAAATACCGTTCGCATGCGAGTAGGCGTTCTTGGTGGTGCAAAAAACTATGCCAATACTAAGGATAATATTCGTAAGGGGCGCGCTGGTAAGCAATACACCACCGACGGAAGTAGCAAGAACCCGGGCGGCGATACTTTTTACTGGCGCTTTATTGAGTTCGGTACCTCAACTTCACCGCCAGTTCCATTTTTAAGACCAGCATTAGCTCAGAACATTGAGGCAGTAACAGCTGAATTTAACAAGGCGTTTATGAAGTCGATTGAATCCGCAATCAAAAAGGGCAAGATCGAATGAAGCAATTACCTATTTATCGAATTTTAAAGGCTGATGCCCAAGTATTTGGAATGTTGGGTGAACGCATTTATGAAGATGTGGCACCTGAAAAGACACCACTACCTTATTTGGTTTGGACTGACTTATCAGGAACCCCAAATACTTCCTTAGATAACATCACCAATGAAGATGATGTGTTGTATCAGGTGAAGGTCTATAGCCCAAACCAAAAGACAGCTTCAGATATTCGAACTGCTGTCTGCAATGTTCTTCAAGAGCATAGCTTGATTGATCAGCGTATCGGTCACTATGAGTCAAATACAAAGCTTTTTGCTCGTGGATTTTCAGGTAGTTGGTGGCTTGATCGGTAGAGAGTTAAGTATGGAAAATTGAACAAATCACGGATTTTAGTGATGAAAGAATTAAGCCTTACAGAAATGTAAGGCTTTTTTTACGCCTGTTTATTATTCCAACTGCATTCGATAAACAGGTTTACAGCAACTCAAGGAGTTATATATGAATGCAAAAATTGAAGTTATAAAAATTGTTGATGTTGAAAAAGGTGTGCCAAAAACCACAACTTTACAAATCGCACTTGGTTTGGGTATTCAGCATAAGTCCATAATCCAGTTGGTGCGAAGCTATAAGTCAGATTTTGATGAGTTTGACCCATTGGCATTTGAAATGCGGATGGGTGCACCACTTCCCCAAGGTGGTTATGGGCACTCTTTACAGTATGCTGTCCTAAATGAGCAGCAGGCTACCTTGCTTTTAACCTACATGCGGAACAGCCCAAAGGTGCGCCAGTTCAAGAAAGCATTAGTTCGAGCATTCTTTGAGGCACGTGCACTTCTACAAACAGACTATTTTTCTCTAATCCAAAAACGTGAAGCACTTAGCGCAAAATTAGACTGCGAGAAAGATATAGCTAGTGAATGTGGTCGTGGTTTGTCTCAATGGAAAAAACAACGTGATGTTCTTGAAACCGCTATTGCAAATGTGGATCGGCAAATTCAGCCATGTCTATTTGAATAAATAAATCATTTTTAAACCAATACCACCGAAAGGTGGTTTTTTTATGCCAAAAAATTGAGGAGTAGCTACTCATGGCGCGTATTAAAGTACAAAAGTCGCAACTGTTTTATGTTGACGGTAATGAAGTTATTACCGTGCAATGTGCGAAAAACTTAACACTTGGGAATGACACTGAAGAAGATATTGATGTGACGTGTCTTGATGATGCTGAAGATAATTTTGATCCTGGTAAAAAGACACCGGGTGAAGGTTCTTTAGGTACGGACTTTGATGACGAAAATGAATCACACTTAAAGATTCTTGCGTTGTCCAAAACTGATCCACGTAAAAAAGTCATGTGGTATTTAGGTTCAAGCCATTCAGATGCGGCACCAACTGTTGCTGCAGGTGTTGTGACTCTACCGCCTGAACGTATGTGGTGGGCTTTTGAAGGTTATTTGAAAACACCTGAACGTACATTCGAAAAAGGGCAGTTTGTTGGTTACAACTATCCACTTAAACGCACTTCTAGTGTTAACGAAACAATGCGCACAATTCCTTAAGGGTAGGTTATGGCTAAGACATTAAATCTTAAAAAGTTGCGCAAAGTAACTCAAAGCTCAGCACCTGTTGAACAGGTTGTTAAGTGGTCCGTTCTTGTCACTGAGCAGAACATTGATGAACTTAAAGAGCTTGTTGGTAAGCAAGAAATTCAAATTGATGAGTTTCTTGAACTTGATGGGCAAGTTTTCATTAAGCGTCTAACATTTGAAGCTCAACAAGAGGTGTCCAAGGCTTTTGAATGGGATGTTGTGAAAGATCCTGAGAATCCTGAATTAAAAGGTATTGATGGAAAGCAGTTGGTGGCATCTCGTTTGGTTGGTTCCATTTGTGAAGATGACAAAGGCACACCTTTCTTTAAATCGGTTCAGGATGTTTACACATCGGATCCTAACTTTATTAATGCGATTTATGAAGCGGCAAATAAGGTTAATAATTTTACGGGAAAGTCACTGAAGAAGAGTTCGACGAAAACGAGTTCTGGTGCGAACTCGTCCTCAACGGAATCGGTGGAAGAACCATCCAAGAAGCAAAAAATACCATAAGCATTTCTGAACTACCAATGTGGAGGGCCTACCGTAAAAAGTATGGCCCTTTCTTTTTTGGCAGAAGGATTGAGCAGGGATTTGGTAATCTTATGGCAGCATATCTAGCTTCTAAAGGCGCTGAAAATGTGAGTGCGTATTCCTTTATGCCACATGAGAAGGAGCCTGAAGAAGTTGAATACAGTGTTGATGAAATGTTTGAAAAGGGCTTGTCCGCAGTTAAGTAATCCTCCTTCGGGAGGTTTCTTTTTGTCCAATGAACTTGTATCTTGTTCTAAATTATAAATTTGGGGCGGGTGTAAGTTATGTGGGTGGTAATTAGTATAATTGTCGTTATAGCTATTATTGTGGTAGTCAAGCTCCAAGATAAGCATAAGAGTGATACAGATGCTCAGCTATTAAAAAATTTAATGGGCGACATTACATCTATGGGTAGGCAGGCAGTTGCTTATAATTTTGATATAGTTGGTGAGCAATCTTATCAAAAGAATCTATCTAAAATTGCAGGGAAAAAAGAAGAAAAATCCAAATTTATTCAGTGTCATGCAAAAGTTTCTTCTGAGCCATTTAATAAGTACGATAAAAATGCAATCAAAGTGGAAATTAATGGGTTGTTGGTTGGATACATAAGCAAGAACGAGGCTGCCCAACTAGCTGGAAGAGTTATAAATAAAACCGTACCTGCGGTGATAAATGGCGGGTGGAAAGATCAGGATAGCACTGGTAGTTATGGTGTTAGGCTTGCAATTAACAGTGTTTATGACTTGGTGTAAATCAAAATGAAAAAAATATTATTTATTTCTTTTTTTGTTATAAGTTTTAATTCCCACTCAAAAGAGGTTACTGCATCTCAAGAGTCTAACTGTTTGAATGCGATGGCAATGGCTGAAGCTGCAATGACATTGAGGCAAAGTGGGATATCCCTTGCAAGTGTGCTTGAACAAAATGAAAAGATGATAACCACTGGTGATGCAACAAAAGAAGAATCTTCACTTATGAAGTTGATTTTAAGAGATGCTTACAGCAAATCAAAATACACAACAAAAGAACATCAGAAAGAATCCATTAACGAGTATGCAGCCAAATATTATCTAGCCTGTATGGAGGCTTATGAGTCTCTATAGTTTGATACGAACACGCAAAAACCGCCTCTTAGGCGGTTTTTTATTGCCTGAGGAAAAGTTATGGCAACAGCTTCGCTGGGTAGACTAACCCTTGATTTAGTCGCAAAAATTGGCAACTTCACCGAGCCTATGACTAAAGCAGAACGTCATGCAAAGAATTCAAGTAAAGGTATAGCGAATAGTTTTGATATTGCTGCAATGGCGGCAACAGCATTGGGCGCTGCAATTGCTGGTATTTCAGTTGGTGGCTTGGTTGCTTTGGCAGATCAAACGATTCAGACAGGCAGTGAAATTAAGAAGTTCTCACAGTTATCAAATAGCTCATATCGTGAATTTCAATATTACTCAAAGGGAGCTGAGATTGCTGGCATCTCAATAGAGTCTTTCGCTGACAAAATGAAAGATATGCAGGATCGTATTGGTGATTTTCAGCAAACTGGCGGTGGCCCTTTAGCAGACTTTTTCGAAAATATTGCTCCATTGGTTGGTGTAACTATTCAGCAGTTTCAAAAACTATCAGGTCCTGAAGCTTTACAACTTTATTATGATTCTCTGCAAAAGGTTGGAGCAACCCAGAATGACATGAAGTTTTACATGGAGGCTATCATCTCCGATTCTTCACTGCTCATCCCATTGTTAGAAAATGGTGGTGAAGGCTTTAAAAAATGGGGTGATGCAGCCGAGCGTGCAAATGCAATCATGTCAGATGAAATGATTGAAAACTTAGCTTTAGCTAAAGAGAACGTTCAGCTTCTAAATTTGCAGTGGGATGGCTTGCAGGCAACTTTAATAAACAACATTGTTCCTGTAGTTCAGACCGTTGCAGACAATATGGATAATATCAAAGCTGTTTCTGTTGCGGTGGCGGCAGCAATGGCTGTAAAACTTGTTCCTACTGTAATTGCAACCAGTATTCAATTAGCACAATTGACAGCATTTTCAATTCGAGCTGGAGCTGGGCTTATTGGTTTATCGGGATCTAGTTCAGTTGCTGCTGGCTCCATGGTAGCTCTACGTGGAGCTATGGCATTTCTTGGGGGACCAGCAGGATTAGCTATGTTAGCTATTCAAGGGATTGCTGCTGGCTCTGCATTTCTTTATATGAAAAAGTCAAGTGATACGCTAGATCCATCATTAAGCACCCAAGGGAAAACAGTTGCAGAGCTACGTGTTGAATATGAGAAGTTGGATACAACTCAACAGCGTGTACTTACTCGTAAAGCTACAGATGAGCTCAATGAAGCAAATAAACTTTTCCGTGAGCAAAAGAATGAGCTTCTCGGGCTTATTGATGCTGTAACGCGAAATTCAGAAGTATCTGAAAAAGACCGTGATTCAGCTTCAAGATTATTTGAGCAATATCGTTTAGGGAAAATAAATTCGAACGAACTAGCAACCGCCGTGAATGCTCTAACAACGGTAAGTGATACCGCAAAGTCTAGTATTGATAAAAAAGCCGAGTCTGTGGGTAAAGAAAAATCAGCAGTTGATGATGCGCGGAGAGTCTTAGGTATTTATTCAGGAAAGGTTCAAGAAAATACTAGACTGAATAATGAAAATGTGAAGTCGATTTCAGCTCAAGAGCAAGCACTTCTTGGTTTCACTCAGAAACAACGAGAGGCACTTAAAAACATAAGTGCTGATATTGCTCGTGAAAACTACATTGTTGCAAACATGGCAAAGGGTTGGAGCCGCGATAAGGCAAACTATTTTGCTGATGCGCGAGAAGATTCAGGCATGAGTTTTTCTGAAACATCATCTAAGGCTTGGTTTTTGCAGGTTGAGGCTGGGCACAAGCTTCAACAACAAATTAAAGCGCGTGAAGAATCGGAAAAGAAAATTGAGGAGTCAAATCGAAAACAGGTTGAATATAATCAGAAAAACTATACTTTCACCAAGTCTGAAACAGAAATGCTTAAAAGAGTTGCTGAATTAAATGCAAAGCATAATCTTAATGCCATTGGTGCAAAGTATGGGATTCCTGAAAATATGCTTGCAGCTGTAATGGCTCAAGAGTCGAAAGGCAACATTACAGCTAAAAGCCCTACAGGAGCAATTGGCCCTTTCCAAACAACCAGTATTTACCGAAAGCAACATGGTCTATCAGTAGCTGATTCATATAATGTTTCTAAATCAGCTGAAGCTGCTGCAAAAGATTTATCAAAGTCTTACGAGATATTTGGTAATTGGGTGGATGCAGCCACAGCTTACAATGCTGGAATCAAAGGAACCCAAGATCTTTTATCAAAGGGGTTCACTGGTTCAGCAACCAAGACTAAAGAGGCTCGTGAATATGCTGGAAAGGTTGATAAGTGGCTTGTTGGCTTAGGCGGGAATACATCCAAAAACGCAACTGTTTTGAGTGGGGATAATGTCGCAGATCTCAAGGCTTGGGGTGAATACTGGGTAGACATTGAGGCGCAAAAGGAAGCTTCTCTTGAGCGTCAAAAAAATGTCCGCCAAATGTATTTCACTGAAGAAGAGCGAATGGCTGAGGATAACAAAGAAGCCCTTCTTGAAATTCAGAAAGCGTACGCTGGTGATGACTCTGCAATTAAGGAATATACCGATAAGCAGAAAGCTGCATATCAGAATGATGTTGATAACTTTCGACGGGCGCAGCAAGAGAAGTTTGATAGCTCGAAAAACGATTTATTGGCGCAATTAGCAAATGCTGAAGATGCTATTGCGCTGTATGGAATTGCTAGTAAACACGGGAAAAACTCGCTCCAGTACCAAAATGCTGGTTTGACAATTTCCTCTAAACAGGCAAAAGAAGCAGAGTTTGATCGTTTTTCAAATAGCGTTACTCAAATTACTAATGAGTATGAAGCGCCTGAAGAAGTTCAAAAGCAATATGAGTTGTTGGAGTTAGCAAGAGAATTACACCTAGAAAATTTAAAAGCTCTAGATGCTGATTATCATGCTAATGCCAAGCAGCTTGCTTTAGATCAATATCAGCAACAGTTGAGTATGTGGCAAGGTATTTTATCTGATGGACAGAATACTTTTTCGCAATTAACTCAATCTGTTAAGGAAAATGCAGGTGAGCAATCGACTGCATATAGAATCGCTTTTGCTGGTCAGCAAGCATTTTCAATCGCCTCATCACTTGTCGCTGCTTGGACAGCATATACACAAGCATTTGCTGATCCTAGTGCAATGACACTTCCACAGAAGTTTGCGGGTGGTACTGCTGTGATGGCAGCATTAATGCCTGCAATTGCGACGATTTCCTCAGTTGCCATGCAAGGTTTTGCTGACGGTGGTTTTACTGGTTATGGTGGGAAATATGATGTTGCAGGTTTAGTTCACCGCGGTGAGGGTGTTTTAACTCAGGAAGAGATTGCTGCATTGGGTGGACCTGCTGGGTTTTATGCATTAAGGGAGGCTATCAAGAATGGTTATGCAGATGGTGGGATGGTTTTAGATCCACCAAAAGTATTCACTCAGCAAAACTCCAAAATGGAGAACTATGTCGGGCAGGTCAATAAAACCCAACAGCCGAACGTCAACCTCAATCCAAACTTCGTGATTGTTGATGAGCGTGAAAGTATGAGTGATTACCTGTTTAGTCCAGATGGTACAAAAGCATTTGTAAAATTCTTTAAACGTAATAAAGCAGCCTTAGGTGTTTAACCTGGGGCTTTTTTTATGAGGAACAGAAATGAAATTAGTCTTTTTTGCACTTGGTGTCGCAGTTGGGAATTTGTTGTTTTCAAAACACAAGAAGGGAAACTTACCAAAAGGGTTTTCTGAAGGTGGCTATGTATCAAAATCTCAACAAGGCAAGCCAATCATTTACACAATCGATAATCGCTCTGATATTGGGACATATTTAAAAAATTTAGATGATAAGGCGGGGTTACTTAAGTTTATTAAACGTAATCGGCAAAATTTAATGTAAACCCGTAAATGAGGACAAAATGAAAATACAAACCCAATATGGTGAGGTGCACGTATTAACAAATTGCCCTCTATTAGATTCGACTGAGCGACTGGAATTCAAAACTGAAGTTCATGAGGCTTATGACAGTAGCGAAGACCGCTACATCCAGCGTGATGCACCAAGACAAGTCCTCAGTTTCAATTACGTGAATATGCAGAAAGCGATGGGCGACATCTTCCATATGCTGTATGCCAACTTGCGTAAACAGTGGGGGATTCCATTGCCCCAGTTCAGACAGCCTATTCCTGATCTTGATGATAGTGATTACATCCCGCTGTCTACAGCAGCCCATATAGCCGACCTTAGAGTCGGCTTTGCTTTAATTGAATCAGCTGCAGGCTTTCAGGTTGTTGAGATTACTGCAGTCGGCCGATACATCATTACTCAGGAAGAAATTCGAGATCCTGAAACGGATGAGATTCTTCAAGCCTTAGAAACTGAATATCAGGATGGGTTTCGATTGGCCCAGAATGTCACTGTATCAAATGCTTCAATCATGCCTCTGCGGATCTGCATCATTGATGGTGATGCATCGATCAGCACAGGCGGATTTTGGTCAAGCTCATCAGTGGTGTTTCGCGTATTGGCAGAAGATTCACCTGAGCATAGCGGTGATATTCCTGCACAGTACCAGGGCGAGGATATTTACTTTAAACCGTTACTTTTGGATGGCAGCGCTTTAGAAATGACGCTGATGCAGCACCAAAACATTGTGGATGCTGATGTGGGAGGTTTTCAACAATTCACTCATTGGAAGAAACCACGCTACTTAAAACCGTTTAAATCGGTTTTAAGGGGTTGGGATAAATACACAGAGTATCGTCGTTTTTTATTTCGCAGAATGGGCCGTTATCAAGCCTTTTGGATGCCTTTGTATGAGAAGCATCTCAATATTTTAAACACGGCAAATATCACCACCTCACTGAGTACCAATACCAAGTACTTACTGGAGGCTGATCGTAAGCATATTGCGGTAAAGCGTAAAAACGGAATGTGGACCGCACATGAAATTACGGCCAAAACGGGTGGCTCTTTAACGGTGTCACCTGCAATCAATGCACACCGCAACGACATCCAAACCATTTGCTATTTGGGTTTACACCGTTTTGATGCAGATCAAATCGAATTTCAATTTTTAGGTGCACAGATTACGCAAGTGACAGTGCCTATTGTGGAACTATCATCATGAGAAATAGAGTCGAGTTATATCAACTCAAGCATGGTGCACGTGCTTGGTATTTTACGGATCAGCGTAAAGCAATCACACATGCAGGGGTTGAGTATCTGCCGATCCGTGGCCTACAACGCACCGCTATTGAAGATGAAAGTATTGATAAATGCGATACCGAAGTAACGTTCCCACAAATGCATTTATTCAATGCTGAGGGTGAAGATTTGGCTGCCATCTTTGCAGGCAAGATATTCTATGGTGGTGTAACCATTACCATCCTTGAACTTTACCAGGGCGAAACACTGGTCCTGCATAAAGGACGTGTGACGCAGCCAAAGTATGATGAAGATGCAGACACGCTGACCTTGGTGTGTGAAACGGGAGAGTCGTATTTAAACCGTAATATTTTGACGCGCAAGTTTCAGTACTCTTGCCCAAACTCAATCTATGACCGCTGGTGCGGGCTCAAGTTTGAAGATTGGTCATTTGAGGTTGAAGTGACTGCGATCGATGGCTTAAAGATTTCTTTTGATGTGGTGCCCACTCAAGTTTTGGATGAAGCCGGCAATCCAATTTTTGAGCAGGTCCCTGTATTAGATGAAGAAGGAAATCCGGTTTTAGATGGTCAGGGCAATCCTACTTTTGAAAATGGAGACCCGATCATGGAAACAAAGAGTTATCCGGATCAATGGCTGAGTTTGGGCTTGATGCTGAAAGGTGGAGTACATACCTTAATCACGACCAGCAGCGCAAATAGTTTCACGTTGTATCGTCAACACGTGGGTTTAGCTGTGGGTGATGTATTCTCAGTTGTACCGGGTTGCGACCAATCTAAAAAAACGTGTGATGAGAAGTTTAACAATTGGGCACGTTATGCTGGGCATCAATTCATCCCGAACAGCAACCCAATTTTTACCCAATTGATTAAGTAAGCGAGGTGTCGAATGGTCATTGCTCCATGGGTGATTTACGCCATGCTGGCGCTGATGGTTGTCACAATGGCTTACAGCTATTACGCCATGCGCAAAGCCCAAAAGAAAAACCAGCAAACCGCCAATCAGCTTGATGGAACGATTGCTGATGAAGGCGTTTCTTTCTCAGACGTTGCAGGTAGCCCACACATGTACGGGAACATCACCCATATTTGGGGGCACGCAACAACAGATATCAAACAGAAAGGTGGCAAGTGAGAATTTACATGTCCGATATACGAAAAGCAGGAATGTGTGCTCGCGGATCGCGGGCATTTTTTTTATCTCAGGGTTGGGATTGGACTGCCTTTCTTAAAGATGGCATCGATATCGAAATTGTTGAACAAACCAATGATGCCATGGCGCAGCAAGTTGTGGAGTATGTAAAAAATGGGCGGAAGCAGTAGTCAAACAATTGGTCAAAGATATTTTGCCAAACTCACGACCTTTATTGGCAATCCGATTGAAAAGTTGATTGGGATTAACTTTGATAACCGTGGCTGGATTTTTAAACCCGATAATGATGAAACCTTTCTGCGTGTAGAAAGCCCAAATCTATACGGGGATAAAGAGGGCGGTGTTGCTGGGTTTATTGATATTCACACAGGCACCGCAGATCAATTGCCGAATGCCACGTATGAAAAAGATTTTCCCAAAGTGTCAGGCTATCCATTTCAGTCTTATTTACTTTTCCGTGGATTGGGCAGAGGGGTTTCAGCGGGTGGCGTTATTGGTGAAATTGCAGGAATTATTGCGAAACGACACCACTACAATAAATCGTTTTATCATGGCAACTCAGGTTACATGAAAGAAATGTTGCTTTGGCCGCAGCGCATCCATGTTCGTAATGATGGTCGCCCGCAGTGGTATGACGAAAAGGCGGAAATCAATCCAACAGCCTTTAGTTCCTCTTTAACATCAAATTATAAATATCACGTTCAAGATGGCTTTTCGTCTCTTGCGCAACTTGCGCCTTTTGCATCAGTTGATTTTGATGATTCAAGCTGGGGGATTGGGCAAAGTCCTTTTGGTTATGTCGCAGGATCTGGACTACCCCCTCCAAATACGCTTGTACTCCCAGGTCGCGGTCGTGCAATTATGATTCGTGAAAAAATCACAGTAATTCAACCCGATTTTGTGGGAACACTAAAAATTCAAATGCGTCATGACGATGGAGGTGTTTTATATTGGAATGGAGAGCAAATATCTCTATCTACTGATTCATACTTTGTATCTTATGCAGAAATTCCCGCTTCTAAAATTAAAACTGGAACGAATATCCTTTTTTGTGCTGCGGTAGATACTGTGCCAGGTGGGAGTACGTCGGGGATATATTTATATCTTAAATATGAGAATTCTGGCGGATCAGTTCAATATGCTGATATCAATCCAATTCACAAAATCCGTGAAATTTTTACTGATGACACTGCGATGAATAAGCCTGAGTCCGATGTCAACGATGTGAATTTTAAGAAAGCCGCAGATGTCCTTTATACAGAAAAATTGGGCATCTCTTGGTCGGTGACAGAGAAATCATGTCTTGAGGCGATCAATGAGCTTTGTGGACATATCGAAGCGGGCGTGCGTATGAACCGCCAAACAGGTTTGTATGAAATGGTGTTATTTCGTGATGATTGGTTTGCTGAAAATGAAATTCACACTTTACCAGTCACTAAGATTAAAAGTATGCAACTTGATGGTGCGACTTCAGCAGACGAGTTAATAAATAAGCTGAATGTGAGTTACTACAACCGAGATGCTATTAAAAATTCGTCATTCTCAGTTGCGGAAAATGCTGCGATTCGAAATTTAAATGGTCATGAGAATTCAGATGAAGTGAAATTTCCATATTTTATGAATCAGCGCAATGCTGCTGTTGTGACTCAATGGAAACTAAAACAAATGTCTACACCGGTTTGGCAAGGCACATTTACAACAGGTTTCTATGAAGCACGCAAATGGAACCGTTATGACCTACTCAGATTGGAATGGCCAAGAAAATGGGCAGGCACCATTCTAGTCAGAATCATGAAAATCAACTTAGGTACGGGTACAGATGTCTCCATTGATTTTGTTGAAGTCGTGCCGTATTCAAGTGATCTTTCTTCAAGCATTGTGATAGATACGCCTGTAGATACATCACCCAAACCGCCACAACCTGCGCTGTTTAAAGCATTTGAGTTGTCTTATTTAGAAGCTGTGCAGTTGAATGGGCAGAAAGCTGTTGATGACGCTTTAACTTATAACCCAGATGCGGGTTATGCAGCAGTGATTGCCCAGAGGCCACAAACCAATTCATTGAATGCTTTGATGTATACGGATACGGGCAATGATTATGAGCGGGTAGGTGCAATTGCATATAGTGAAACAGCTGAGTTGGATCAGAGTATTTCGAAAACAGTCACTGCATTCATCGTAAAACAGGCTGGTGATATTGATATGGTCAGTATCGGTACGCAGATCACCATAAATCAAGAGATCATGGTGTATCAAGCTTATGATGAAGAAACAGGGCTTCTCACGGTAAAGCGTGGGGCGTTAGATACGATTCCTCAAAATCACTTGTCTGGCAGTGTGCTGTATTTTGCGGATGATTTTATCACGGTAGATCCAACAGAATACGTCACTGGTGAGATCATCAATGTAAAAGCACAGACGACTACGCCGAGTGGAATTCTGGACCTTGATGATACTGAAGCGCAGCAAGTTGAAATACAAGCACGTGCTATTCGTCCTTTTCCACCTGCGAATGTGAAAATAAATGATGAATATTGGCCTGAAGAAATTGAAACAGATCTTGTTTTAACTTGGGTTGATCGCAATCGAGTTCAGCAAACAGGCGGTTCAATTCTTGGTTGGACTGATAGTGGCGTTACAATTGAAAGTGGCACTTCAACAATGCTGACTATCAAAGAGCTTGATGTTGATGACCTCGTTATTGCGACACACAACATAGATGCCACTGGAACCAACACTTGCACTTTAGCAATTTCAGCAATGCAAGCTGAAACACGTTCTATTGAAGTGACAGCAAAAACGGTGAGAGATGGATATGAGTCTTATCAGTATTTCCAGCATATCGTACAGCTTTCTACATTCTTTAGTGCCCCTTACGATATTGAATACACATTGAGAGAAGTATGAGTATAGAAATAGATTTTTCATATGTTATTGATGGTTTGTTTGATAGTGTAAATTACTATCGCTCAACAACACCAATGAATCCCGAATCTATGCCTGCTGCAACTGCAACAGGAATCGCAGGAACAACTTATACTGATGTAACAGCTACAGTAGACACAACGTATTATGTCCGTTTTGGTTCAGTGAGAGGTGGAGTAGAGAAGATCAGTAATGAGTATTTGGTTGAAACAAATACATCACTATGGAACTCAACAATCGTTCTGATGCAGAATATTTCTGATGCTGCAAATGATTATCATACCTTTGAGGGTTCTTCAACACGCTCAAATTTAGGTGCTAGTTTAGGTGATACGTATAAATGGTTAGGTGGAGTCTTAGCACCAAACGGTAAAATTTATTGTGTTCCCCGTAACGCCGCAGACATCTTAATTATTGACCCATCCACTAATACCGCAACACGCTCAAATATGGGGGTTAGTTTAACGGGGAGTGAGAAGTGGATTGGCGGAGTATTGGCACCAAACGGAAAGATTTATTGTGTTCCTGAAAACGCTACAGACATCTTAATTATTGACCCATCCACTAATACCGCAACACGCTCAAATATGGGGGTTAGTTTAACGGGGAGTGAGAAGTGGTTAGGTGGAGTTCTAGCCGCAAACGGAAAGATTTATTGTGCTCCAGTAAATGCAACAGACATTTTAATTATTGACCCTGAAACTAACACCGCAACACGCTCAAATATGGGTGCCAGTTTAAGCGGTACGAGTAAATGGCAGGGTGGAGTTCTAGCACCAAACGGTAAAATTTATTGTGTTCCCCGTAACGCCGCAGACATCTTAATTATTGACCCATCCACTAATACCGCAACACGCTCAAATATGGGGGTTAGTTTAACGGGGAGTGAGAAGTGGGTAGGTGGAGTTCTAGCACCAAATGGTAAGATTTATTGTGTCCCATTAAATGTAACAGGCATCTTAATCATTGACCCTGAAACTAATACCGCAATACTCTCAAATTTAGGTGCTAGTTTAGGTGATACGTATAAATGGTTAGGTGGAGTCTTAGCACCAAACGGAAAGATTTATTGTGCTCCAGTAAATGCAACAGACATTTTAATTATTGACCCTGAAACTAACACCGCGACACGTTCAAATTTAGGTGCTAGTTTAAGCGGTACGGGCAAATGGTATGGCGGCGTTTTAGCCGCAAACGGTAAAATTTATTGTGTTCCGAATAATGCAACAGACATTTTAATTATTGACAAAAACCCAAGCGTCCCTGCTTTAGATATAAAAGATTGTCTTAGTCCTCATTTAAATAAGGTATAAATATTTAATTATTCCATAGCCCCGATTGGGGCTTTTTTATTGCCAAAAATTAGGAGTGGTCTATGAATGACCCATTAAGCATCAAGGGCCTACCATGGCTTTTTAAAATTATAGCTGCAGTGGTTGGGGCAATCTTTGCCCTGACATTATCAGGGGATATCGATACTGAAGGGCGAATTAAAATCACCATGGGTGTGATTATGAAGTTCACCTTTAGCGTAGCAATTAGTCTGTATGGTGGTTCAGCATTCATTGAATATTATGGTTGGCATGTCTACTCACATATGACGCAAGGTTTTGTGATGTTGATCTTTGCGATCTTTGGAATGTTGTTAATTGGCATCTGGTATCAAGCAATCCAGCTGTTACGTGGTAAAACCATTGGTGAATTAATCTTTGAAATTCGCTCAGCTTTTAAAGCAATGTTTAAGTGAGTAAGTGAAAAATGAAGCATATTTTTGATTTTTTAAGAAAGATCAGTGGTGGAACACTTACTCAAAAGCAAGTCAATGCTGCCAACCAAGTGATTGCAACGGCTACAGATGCATCAGTGGCGGATATGTTGGGTATTGCGATCGACCAGATGGCCGTTAGTCTTTTTGGTGTGGATCTCATCTGTGGTTTTGAGGGTAAGCGTCTTGCTGCCTATGACGATGGGGTGGGAGTGTGGACGATTGGTTTTGGTACCACGGTTTATCCGAACGGTATTAAAGTCAAGAAAGGTGATACCTGCACAGAAGCACAGGCTAAGGCATACATGGCGCATGATTTGAAGAAGTTTGAATTGGCTGTAAATAATGCAGTGAAGATACCGCTTAATCAAAATCAGTTTGATGCACTGGTATCACTTGCCTACAACATTGGGACAGGTGCTTTTAGCAAATCAACATTAGTAAAAAAGCTGAATGCCAATGATAATCGTGCTGCTGCGGATCAGTTTGATGTGTGGGTGAATGCGGGTGGTAAACGCACGCAAGGATTGGTAAATCGTCGTGCGAAAGAAAAAGAGGTATTTTTAAAATGATTTTAAATCTGCTTTGGAAATACAAATACTGGATCGCAATTGCGGTCCTTTCTTTTATGTGGCTTGGGCAAATTGCATATACCAATCATTTGAGCGGAAAACTTAAAGAAGCTGACACAAAGTGCACAACCAAAATTCAAGAAATTGAACGTAAGCAAATCGAAGCTTTAGCGGAAAAACAAGATGAAATCAATCAAGTGAGTGCTGACTATGAGCAAGCAAAATCAGAGCAACGTGGACTGGCCGAAACAGTTACACGTGAAGTGCAAAAGATCATTGAGCGTCCTATTTATCTCAACCATTGCATTGATGATTCTGGGCTGCAGCAACTCAATTCCCTTATCGCCAAAAGTCCCGGCTAATCTGCTTCAACCTTGCGATAATTTGCAGCAGCTGGAATCAGGTCAAGGCAAAGCTGTTATTTTATGGTCCATAGATACCGTGGCGAAATATAATGATTGCTCAGCCAAGGTTGATGCGTGGATAGAGATAGGAAAAGCCCTCAAGTGAGGGCTTATTTATGAGAGATATTGATTAATAATTGCACTTATACCAATCTTTCTTGTTATCCCATATTACACGTCCTGATTCCAAAGGGGTCTGATTGTAAACCACACCAGGACCTGAGCTTATGCCGCCATTATGATTTAACCATCCTTTAATATTAAGTTTAATATTTTGGTTACCATTACCCATACTTTCTAAATTAGCAATAACCCGAGCATTTTGAATTTCTCTATATTGTGGTTGACCTAATACAATCATTCCAGTGTATTCATTAACATTCGTGTCCTTACATACAGTAGCCCCAATATCACTAGCTTTAGGTGCATTCTTTAGCAAATGCTGTTGGTATTGCTGTTGAGCTGCAATTTCACGTGTTTTTTGTGCTTGAATTACTTTAAGTTTTTCTTTTTCATTATCTTCTTTAATCGATTTATATATACGTAATGTCGTGTTATCTAAAACATTTGATGATAAATATATTCCATCTGTAGTACGTGAAGTTTCCTCGATATTTACAGCCCATTGATTTTTATTATTTTGACATTCATAACTTCCAATATATGGAGAGTTCTTGATTAAAATTGGATAGAATCTTCCACCTTGCGCAATACATAATGACTGAAAATATTTATAAGGGATTATTACTTGATTTAAATTAGGTTTATATAATCGACCAACACCAGCCGAATCTCCATTAAGCCTTTCACCATTAATCAATTCCTGAGGTGAATTATATTTTTTTACACTTTCTGGGGTAATTGTTCTCTCAAGTGGCATTCCTAAAATTGCTTTATCTAATGTGGTGCATCCAGTCATTACAAGGCAAGTAGTTAGGCTTATTAAAGTAAATTTTATATTCATTCAGAAGCTCTTTAGTGTGTTGTCAAAGTCTTATAGAAAACGGTATTAGTGTACTAATTCTAACCAATTCTTTGTAGTTAATTTATAAACAAATTTTTTCGTCATTTATACTCAATATGCCAGTTCAGCTAAAATAATTCTGCGTTAAACTCATAGGGTCACCTGACATTCGATATTATTGAGTACACCATTACCAACAGTGAGTTACTCGAAGCTTGCACAGCAGAATATCGAAGCATGGCAGAAAAAGCAGATGGCCACGCAATTGATGTCGAACGATTGAGTGAAGTATGGCCAGAAGTAGAAGCCCTCAAGTGAGTACCTTAATTTTATCTTTGATATTTTTAAATCAGTGATAAAATAGACTTACACAAGGATTCTAAGACTTGTGGATAAAGTCACGTTTAGACCAAGATTATCCCTTATTAAAATAAGCTATTGTTTTTACTGCAAAGATACTACGTTGACATCGTAGAGGTCTCCAGTTCGAGTCTGGATATACCTACCAAAATTCGTTGATATTTCAACACATTAAAGCCCACTTAAAAAGTGGGCTTTTTGTTTTCGGGGAATATTCGGGGTATTTTCGGGGAGTGGCGTAATTCCCCAATGTGGAAAACTCACCCATTTAAACTTAAAAGCAATTATTAACGGTAGCTAAATCAATAAGTAATTGGACATCTATTCTTACATAATTAAATTTTGGAAAAATGTAGGCTGTTTATGTCATTTGAC